GCGGAGAGACTTGAAGAGCAGAGACAGCTGGAACTTGCAAAAGCAAAATTCAATTTTTTGGAGGTAATGTGATGGATCTTTCAAACATGACTCTCGAAGAAGTAGTCGCAAGACTCGCTGAACTCGAGGAAGAGGTCAGAAACTCCGAAGATGTTGAAGCAGTCAACAAGGCTACGGAGGAAAAAAGAGCACTCCTTGAGCGCAAAGCAGAGCTTGAAGCTCTTGAGCAGCGCAAGGCAGATGCAGAAGCACTTAACAACGGCTCAGTAGAGCCCGACAAAATCGTGGAAAAGCACGAAGAAAGAAAAGAGGAAAAAGTTATGGAATACAGGAATCTTTGGCTCAAGAATCTTCAGGGAACTCTCAATGAAGAGGAGAGAGCAGCTTATTCAACCCTTGCAAACGCAGATGCTATCGTACCCGAGGAAATTCAGGCTGACATCATCAGCAAGGCTAAGGAGTATGCTCCCATCCTCAACGATGTAACCCTTCTCAATGTAAACGGCGCAGTTAAGTTCGCTGTTGAAGGTGACAACGCAAGCGCTGCAAAGCACACCGAGCTTGCTACCATCAATGCTGCATCTGACAGCATGGTAGAAGTTGTTCTTTCCGCATTCGAGATCGCTAAACTCATCCAGATCTCAGCATCTGTTAAGAGCATGGCACTTCCCACCTTCGAGGCATGGCTCGTATCAAGCCTTGCTGAAGCTATCGCTATCAAGCTCGAGAATCTCGTATTCAACGGATCAGGAACTGGCGAAGCAACCGGTATCCTTACCACCGTTACCGAGGCTGATGCTGTAGCAAATACCATCAGCGCTGACAACATCCTTAAGCTCATCGGATCTCTTAAGAGCGGATATGCAAGAAACGGAAAGCTTGTTGTAAACCGCAAGACTTTCTTCACTCAGATCCTTGCTCTTCAGCTCAGCGTAAACAACGAGGTAGTTAAGGTTGCTACCGGAGAAGCTACCGGGGAGTACAGAGTTCTCGGCGTTGATGTTCGCTTCACTGACAGCATCTCTGACGGTGTAGTTATCTACGGCGACTTCAGAAAGTATGTTGCAAACCTTGCTTCTCCTCAGCAGGTTGTCAGCCAGTTCGACATCGACACCAACAGCTACAAGTATCTTGGCGCTGCTGTATTCGATGGCAAGGTTGCTCTCGCTGAAGCATTCAAGACCATCCAGCCTGCAACTACTACAGCTTAATCGGGAGGTCCGTTATGAAGGTAACTGTTTGTGCAAAATATCGTGATATGTATACCGGAGAGCTTCACTTTCCCGGAGAGGTCTTAAGCGTAACTCCTGAAAGAGCTGCACAGCTCTCTTCTAAAAATGTCATCGCTCCCAATATGGTAGCTGAAGATGTGGACTTTAATGAAAAGCCTGAAAAGGTAGAAGAGCCCAAAGAAGTAAAGGCCGCTGAAGAAAAGCCCGAGAAGGCTGCAAAGAAGCCGGCAAAGAAAACCACGACAAGGAAGAGGTAAATCATGGCTACGAGCATGACCGATCTTGAAAAAAGATGTGCGGATGCCCTCAGACTGTCAAGCGCTGCAGCAAACCTTCTTTTGACTGAAATTCAGAGCAATATAGAAACTGCCAGGGCGGAGCTTACCCGCTCTGGCGTTTCTTCTGCGAAGATCACTGAAGAAGGATATCTTGTTCAGCAGGCCATCATTGACTATGTGTGTATGCAGATGGGCGATGAAGCACAGTATGACAGGTACCTAACGGCATTCCAGTACCAGCAGGACAATTTGAGAAAGACTTACCCCGAGGGATCCAATGAGGAATGATGTAATCCAACTGTATACAGTTACATATGAGAAAGATTCTTGTGGAGTATCAGTACCCACAGAGATCTTATCGGATTCAATCATGGCAGAGATAAAATCTGCCGGTGCGTCTGAATGGTTTGAAGGCGGAAGAAATGGTTTAAATCCGTCAGCGACCTTCATTATCCGAAGGGTAGAATACAACGGCGAAGAGACCGTTCTTTATGACGGTACTAAATACACCGTTTACCGCACATATATCAGAGGCGATCTGATCGAGCTGCATTGTGAAAAGAAGAAAGGTGCGTAATGGCTTTCAATTTGGCACAGGCAATGAAAGAAATACTTACAGATTACAGCGACCAGGTAGCAGAGATCACAGTCAAAGTTATCGAAGAAGTTGCTGACGAAGCCGCAGAAGAGCTGAAAACCTCCGGAGATTTCAAGGGAACGAAATACCGTTCATCCTGGAAAGCGGAAACGGAAAAGAAAAGGCTCTATGCATCAGCTGTAGTATACAATGCCGGACATGGCCAGATTACACACTTGCTCGAATATGGTCACGCTACTGTGAACGGAGGCAGAACGAGAGAGTTTCCTCACATCGCTCCGGTAAATGAAGAAGCCGAAGAAAAGGCTATCGAGAAGCTGAAGGAGGCTATTGAGTCATTATGACTTACGAAGAAATCAATACAATGATATCAAGCATAGGGCTTGATTATACCTATTATCAGTTTCCTGAAGGCGCAGCTCCGGATCTTCCGTATGTGCTCTTTTACTACCCGGAAAGAAATGATTTTCAGGCAGATGGCGTAAATTACGCAAAAGTAGTACAGCTCAACATCGAACTCTACACTCGGAATAAGGATTTCACTACAGAGGCAACTCTTGAATCTGTACTGGATACTTATGAGTTGTCTTATTCAAAAGAAGAACAGTACATCGAATCCGAGAAGATGTACGAAGTTTTATACATTATGGAGGTAATGTTAAATGGCTAAGGTAAAGTTTGGTCTTAAGAACTGCTATTACGCAGTCGCAACCATCGCTCCCGATGGCACCGCATCTTACGGAACACCTGTCAGACTCCCCGGCGCAGTATCCCTCACCCTGGATCCTGCAGGAGATCAGACAAACTTCTACGCTGATGACAGCGTATATTACAGTGTAGCAGGCGCTAACGGATACAGCGGATCACTCGAGATCGCTATGATCCCCGACCAGTTCAGAGAGGACTGCCTTGGAGAAATTAAGGACGAGAAGGTTTACTTCGAGACCACCAACGGAGCAAACGCTCCTTTTGCACTTCTTTTCGAGTTCCAGTCTGATGAGAATGCTATCAAGCACGTTCTCTACAATGTAACTGCTTCAAGACCTTCCGTAAATGGAAGCACCAAAGGTGAGAGCGTTGATGTTGCTACTGATACCCTCAATATCAATGCAGCATCTGTTTACAACGCAGATCTTCAGAAGGATATCGTTAAGGCTCGTTGTGCTGACAACACCGCTGCAGCATATGCAGGATGGTACTCAGCAGTATATCAGCCCATCGTTTCCGCATAAGGAGTTTTTATGGAGAAAAGGATCAAAATCGAAGGTCAGGAATTTGGTATTAAGGCAAGCGCCGGTACGGTACGAAGCTACCGCGATAAATATGGTCGGGATATCATAGTGGATATCGGTCTTCTTGAAAAAGAGGTCATTGAAACAAAAACACTTTCCTCCGAGAGTGCAAAGATAGCCGAGAATGTTATCTACCAGCTTGCTAAGGACTATGATCATGACCTGCCGGACATCAATGAATGGCTTGAATCCTTTTCTCCATACTTCGTATATCTTGCCATACCGGAAGTAATTTCGGCTTGGACTGAGAATATGAGGACGCTCCAAAAATCAAAAAAAGCTTAAGGGCGACAGAGCGTGAATGGTCTGCCGCCCTATTCTTGTTGCGTGCTGTTCAATTAGGTTTATCTATGGCAGATCTTGATATGCTTACTTGCGGCACGGTAATGGATATGTTTACCGAATTATCGAACGATTCATGTGAATACAACCAGCTGGCAACAGCTGAAGATATAGCAGGATTCTAAACATGGCTAAAGGAACTAAGATCCGGGGCATAACAATAGAATTAAATGCCGATACAGCCGGCATTCTTGATAGTCTAAAAGAACTTAATTCAAGTCTATCTACTACAAATCGGGCTTTAACCGATGTCAACAAGCTGCTCAAACTGGATCCTGAGAATGTTACATTGCTCGGGCAGAAGCAGGAGTATCTTACAAAAGCTATCGAGGACACTTCCAAGAAACTGGAAGAAGAAAAGAATCTCCTCGCACAGCTTCAGAGCGCAGACAATGCAACAGAGACAACTGAACAGCAGAAGGCTCTTGCGCGTGAAATTGAATCAACCTCACAGAGATTAAATAAATATCAGTCAGAGCTTACCGAGACAAAGAATAAGCTCGATGGCGTAAAGGACTCTTCCGGAGAAAGTAGCAAGAATATCAAATCTACCGCTGATGCCGTAGAAGCTCTTGCAAAATCACAGGCCTTTTCTGTTATAGCAACCGGAGCAAAAGAACTCTCCGCAGCTCTATTAGAGTGCGTTCATTCAGCTGAAACCTTTGAAACATCAATGGCAAAGGTTGCAACTCTTGCCGGATCTGATGCTACACAGATGGCAGAAGAGATAAAAACTGCCGCTGTCAGCCTCGGAGTATCTTCTTCGGATCTTGCAGAAGCAGTTTATCAGGCAATGTCAGCAGGCGTATCATCCGCCGATGCTGTTGAGTTTGCTGCAAACGCTACCAAACTTGCTATCGGTGGCTTTACCGAAGCGGCTACAGCTGTTGATATCGTTACAACCGCAATAAATGCATATGGGATGTCTGTTGAAGATACAACCCATATTATGGATGCGCTCGTAGCTACACAGAACTTAGGTAAAACTACCGTTAATGAACTCGCTACCCAGATGGGCCGAGTCATCCCGACAGCATCCGCTTATGGAGTATCACTTGATCAGCTGTCTGCAGCATATGCTGAACTTACCGCAAAGGGTGTATCTACCCGAATTGCTACCACTGATCTGAACGCTCTGTTCAACGAATTAGGCGATACATCGAGTGCGGTATCTGAAATCCTCATCGAGAAAACCGGATATTCCTTCAGCCAGTTAATGGGGCAGGGAAAATCACTCGGACAGGTACTCGGGATCCTTTATGATTCCGTAGGAAGAGATTCTGCGGCATTCCAGGGATTATGGAGCCAGTCATCAGCCGCTACAGCTGCATTCAACATGGCGAGTGATGGCGGTCAGAGATTTGATGACATCCTTAACCAGATGATCACAAGCTCCGGGCTTGCTGAATCTAACTTCCAGATGATGGCAGAAACAGCGGAGATGACCGGGAAAAGGTTTGAGACCGCTACCGAGAATCTTAAGATAGCGATAGGTGACGCTTTGGCGCCAACTATCGACAGTCTGAAAGAAGTAGGAATAGAAGCTCTTGAGCCTATTACTGAGTTCATAGAGAGAAACCCTGCTCTTGTAACTGCTATAACCGGAATGATAGCTGGTATCGTGGGAGTCACAACCGCTATCGCTGCAGCAACCGCAGCAGTAACACTCTTCAAGGTTGCAATGGGCGATGTAAAGACTCTTGCTATCGTTCTCGGATCCGCAGCGGGGCTCGGAGCTGTAGCGGGCGGACTTCTCGGAGTTGCATCTGAAGCGAATAATGCAGCAAGAGAACTCAAGAGTGCTGCAAATTCCCTCAAGGATACTTACGAATCCACAGAAGCTAATGCGGAAACAAACCGCATTTCTATCGAGAGAGCCAAAGAACTTGCAGAGAGGTGGAAGGAACTTGCAACTCAGGCAGGCATAACTGAAGAAGCTCTGAATGAGCAGAATCAGATCGCCACTGAACTCAATTCAACCATTCCCGGGCTTGGCCTTTCGCTCCGCGATACTACAGGCTACTGGGAAGAGTCCACGCAGGCAGTTCTTGATAATGTTGATGCTCTTATAAGGGAAGCTGAAATATCCGCTATTCAGGGAGAACTCACAGAACTTATCAGAGAAAGAAACGAAGCTCAGAGAGAATTAAAAGATACCACAGAAGAACTCACTGATGCTCAGGAGCGATACGATGCCTGGATGGAGCGCACCAATGGTAGAGATACTATCATGGGTGTTACTGTGGCAGAGATCGGAATACTCCGCGAGAACATCAAGGACCTTACCGAAGCGCAGGAAACAGCGCAGACTGTTTACGATGAGGCTGATGCTCGAATAACAGAGCTTACGGCAACAGTTACGGATTACACTCTTGCAACTCAGGAAGAAACTGAAGCGGCAAATGCTGCAGCCGAAGCAGCGGAAGTAGTATCCGCGGCACAGGAAAAGCTTCAGCAGGAATACGAAAAGACAAAGCAGACAGCCATCGACTCCTTAGAGACTCAAAGACAGAAGTTCCTTGAGTATAAGGACGATGCATCACAGTCTGTAGATGAAATGATCACCGACCTGCAGACACAGGCTCAGAATATGCAGGACTATGCAGATCTTATAGTCCAGTCATATCAGATCATGACCACAAGGACAGATGCGCAGGGATTACTCAGTTATTACATTGAGCAAGGACCTGCTGCAGCCGGAGAACTCCAAAACCTTGTTGATGCATTCAACGGAGATGCTGATGCAGTCAAGAACTTCAACGATGCAGTTCAGGCATTTAATGATACCGAGGATCTTATCGAGACACTCGGAACATATCAGGCAGCATTAGAGACCGGATTTACAGAGCCCCTTGATAATGCTGTGGCCTTGATGGAGATCACTCTTCCTGAGATAGAGGGAACCCTTTCGGATTCTTACGAAACCCAGCAGGGAGATGCTGAAGAGCATCACGATAATATGATCGAGACTACTGAAGGTACCATAGTCGATATGGCAACAGCAGTCGAAGATAATACCCCTTATGTCGTTGAGGCTGTGGCTAATATGAATCAGGCCATGATAGCAAAGACTTATGAAGTTCTGCAGATGCCGGAAGGCGGAGGACAGTCCACAGTATTCTACAATGTCGGCTATCAGATAGATGAATCTCTGGCAGCAGGCATTAACGCAGGAACTTCAATTGTCTGCGATGCGATTAAGGATATGTGTGAAAGAGCTGTTGCATCAGTCGATATAAGCGGTCTGACGGACAGAATAGACAGCGCTCTCGGCTCGGCAATAGGAGGATAACATGAGACAGTTTTCACTGAGAAACAAAAACGGTGCGGAGTATTCTTTCATGGATACTTCGCACTGGTTATCTGCTCCAAAAGGTTTGGGAGAAAAATTCGGATCAAGCTATGTGCAGGTAGGATCTACTTTTGTCCGTACAAAAAAGCGCACGAATCCGGATAACATTACCGGCACTGTTCTGATATCAGGCGGAGCAACTACGGAATATGAGTTATACAATGCATTCCTTGCATTCGCACAACACGAACCCCTAACCCTTGTGTATAACCCTTACGGAACTGAATACACAGCCAAAGTTGATATCGTAAAGATAGACAAAAGCGAAGTAGCTCAGGCTGATGGGCTTTTACATATTCCGGTTACATTCAAGAGGCTGACCAGATGGCGCAGAGAGATCACAAAGCATACGGATGCAGATGAAACAGTCGGAAAGCAGTATACATATGAGTATCCTTACGCATACGGCGGAGATGTCGTAAACAATGTAACGATCCAGTCTGATACCGCTTGCGAATCTCCTTGCAAGATCTACATCATAGGAGCTTGTACGAATCCGGTATGGAAGCACTATGTCAACGGAAATCTTGTAGCGACAGGAGCTCTCACGGTCAGCACAACCGCAAATGAGAGAATCGTTATAGATACGACTACTATTCCGTATTCGATAAAGAAATTTGATAACAACGGCAACGAGCTGCTCGATCTGTATGCTACATCGGATTTCTCAACTGAAAGATTCTGCTTCCTGGAACACGGAACAAACAGATTCGCGATAGGCCATGACGGATTAAATGACCTCGAGCTTGCAGTGGAGGCACAACTCGAATATGAAAGCGTATAATGTCGAATTTTTCGATAAAGAGCTGAATTATATAACGAATACTTGCTCCGAGGATATCAACTACAAAGAAGATTATCTTGATCCGGAGAGATCGAAGATCATAGTATTCACGGATACGGATATCAAGACGGATTATTTTCTGCGAGTCAAGGCAGCAGGCGTAGAGTTTGTGGGAAGGATATCATCCATAGAGCAGCAGGATGACGGAACCACAGAAATAACCTTCAGATCGTTGGCAGAAATGCTCGATACCGATGTTCTGGTAACGACCAGCGACCTTACAGGAAACCTCGAAACATTCATCAACAAAGTTATCAGCGATCTTTATGTGGATAACTCTGATGATGAAATGAATATTCCACTTGCCATAACGGAAAAAACATCAACTTCTACTTGGACTTTGGATCTGTTTGATACAGATGAGACCAGCAAGATAGTTAATTTGTTTGATGATATCATCATTCCGGCATTCGGAACTTATGGGATAATCCTTACCTTCGGGCTCGATATTTCAAACTCGCAGATAACCTTGAGCATCGGAAAGAACACAGCGATAACAAAGTATATCGAAGCGGATCTTCCGAACATCCTGGATAAGAGTATCGTCATCCAGAAGGCAAAGAAGAGAATAAACAAGGCAACCATATACAACGATGAAGATTTTTCTGAGAATGTAACCTACTATTTACACTCTGACGGAACATTTGATACCACGGACAGTGACAGAATAACCCCTGTCGTATATGATCTACTGACGGTATCAACATCTTCATCCGGAAGCTTCTCTGATAAAGCTCTCGCAAAGGCTCAAAAAACCTTTAACAAGAATAAATATGACAACCTCATCGAACTATCACTCATGAATGATGATGAATTGTTATCTCCATGGGCTGTAGGCATGGGGCAGATCGTAAATGTCATATCTGATGGAGTCTCTTATGGATCCATCTTAACTGGGAGAGAGATGAAAGATAACGTGACTACGCTTATCTTCGGAACTATAAGACAGGAATTAACCAAATACCTTAAAGGGAGGGCAAATTGATGTCAGATACCTACATTTCCATCAAGCAATATGATGGCATGAATGTAACCGCACAGGATGACCGCAGAATGTACGACATGGTACAGGGCAACGGTATCATTCGCGGATGCGAATGCACATTCGTCAGCGGAAACACCGTTCATGTAAACGCTGGTTGCGGAGTGATCAAAGGTGCTTACTTTGAAATAGAAGAGCATAACGAGACTATTACTCTGGTAGCGAGCGGCACCGCAAAAGCGCAGATCTATATCCATTTCGATTTATCATCCGCGACTCCGCTCACTATTGAGACAGAGACTGCTGCAACTCTTACAGAGCTCGAGCAGGACGATGATGCGAACTATACGAATGGTACTTACGACATTCAGCTCTGCACTATGGATGTCGGAACTACCGCAGTTTCGGATGTAACGAACACATTCCCGATAGTCACAAATGCGCTCGAGAATATGATCGGCCTTGTCAACAAGACCACGATCTTCCAGCCTGACGGATCTATCAAGGATGTATACGGAGATGGTCATTATACTATTACAGATTTCCCTGCCGGGTATATCTGCAGAGTTCGCTTATATGGTACCGATGACACTCTTCTGAGAACAAAGACAACTTCCGCGACAGCAAGCGGTAATATCGTTGATACCATAAGTTAAGGAGGCTATATATGGGCGACATGATGTACGGAAAAGTAATAGTTTTAGCGGATGCCACACAGAGCGGAGACACCTGCTCTTTCATATCGGGATCCACTACATTAACAAAGGCGGTAGGAGCTGACGGAACTGTCGAGATGATTCTTCCTGCTCTTCAGAGATGGACGGTATCCCTTGATGGATATTCTGCAGCTGTTGATCTCGGATGTGGAGAATGTCACACGGTAAATCTTGCTCAGGACAAGACTACATGGAGAGGTATTCAGAATATCCTTGAGGCACACAGAGAGGCGGAACTTCTTGAGGTAGGTGACGAGCTGCAGGTTACCATCGGTGGAGTTGAATATACCTACCAGGTCGGAGCTATCGACCTTTATGAATCTCACGAGGTTATATTTGTTCCTAAGACCTGCGTAGGAGCAAGACAGCATCATACCTCAAATACAAATGCTGGTGGATGGGCCCAGTCGGACATCAGAACTTATCTCAATGGAGACTTCAAGAACGGCCTTCCTGACGAGATTAAGGATAACCTTAAGTCAATATCCTTCAAGTCCTCAGCAGGAGGTCAGTCATCTGCAATCACAGTAACAGATGATTATATCTGGCTGCCGAGAGAGTACGAGATCTTTGGAGCTACAACTTATGCAGCTGCTACCGAGGCACAGTATTGCAGACAGTATCCCATCTTCGCTACAGCGGCACAGAGAATCAGAACCAACAACGGCGTTGCGGCTTACTGGTGGGAGGCTTCCGCGCATGTCAGCGACTCCACGAACTTCTGCCTTGTGAACGCCGATGGCTCTGCCAACGGCGGCGGCGCGAGCGCCTCTGGTGGGCTCGTTCCGTGCTTCCGTTTTACGGCAGATTAAGGCAAGATTACGCCGCCAGCTTGCTGGCGGTAGAGGAAAAGACTGCTTGAAATATGGGTGTATTAGCAAGATTAAGGAGCGTAAGTCAGATCCAGTATCTGGCTTGCGCTACCAAATTAGAGATCTATACGATAAAACGAGCATCGCATGATATCCCGAAAGCATATTCCTTCACACTGAAGAATCCTCTCTGTGAATCAGCCAGGAGAATAAATCAGTATGTAACCTATGCAGAATCTACCATGATGAAGCCCGGAGATGCAGAAGCCTACGAAAGAAGGATTCAGTTTCTGGGATGTGCATACCGGGAAGCAAGGAATATGTTTGAGATTTTGCGAGTTTGTGATGAAGTGCTACCTATCAAGGAGACAGTTCTTGAAGAATGGTCAAAACTGATCATCGATGAGCAGATGGCCATAGCAGCAGAGAAGAAATCCTTGAGAGATAGATTTGAGGCTAAAGACTGATTAAGACATCGGCTAACTGGTGGGAGGCTTCCGCGAATGTCAGCAACTCCACGAACTTCTGCAATGTGAACACCGATGGCTCTGCCAACAACAACAACGCGAGCAACTCTAATGGGCTCGTTCCGTGATTCCGTGCAAGCTTATTTACAGACTGAGTATCTTCGGAGAAAACCGTTAATAAGCATGGAAGGAGTCTTTAACCTTCGGGAAACCGTAAATAAAGCATCAGAAGGATATGCGGACGCTTCTTGCATGGTATTTCCCCGAAAATATTTCATGCATATCCTAAAGGGAAATGAATAGCACCGAGAGACATGAACTGAGATATCAGAGAAGAAAAGCAAAAAGGTTGAGCCAAAAGGTAAAGCGGAATGAGGGTGTTACATTCGAGAATGCTACATCCTTTGCATCGCTCCATAAGGCCGCAAAGAAATGTCGGATCAGCGTAGGCTGGAAAGCATCCGTTCAAAAGTATGACCGGAACATTTTAAGGAACTCTTTCCGGAACTCGAACATATTAAGAGAAGGTGGAAGCCTTCAAAAAGGTTTTGTGAAATTCGAGATCACAGAGCGAGGCAAGAAAAGAAAGATCCAGTCGGTACATATTACCGAGAGAGTCGCACAAAAAGCTCTCTGCGATCTGATAATCCCTCCGATAGAGAAAACACTTATATATGCAAACGGTGCAAGTCAGAAGGGCAAAGGAACGCACTTTACATCGAATCTGCTATTAAGAGACCTGAGAGATTTCTATAACCATCATGGAAACAATGGTTATATTCTCCTGGGAGATGAACATGATTATTTCGGATCAATGCTCCATAGCAGAGTAAATGAACTATTTGAAAGCGCTCTTGAAGATAAAAAGCTTATCGAATATGCCATGACATATATCAATGCATTCGATAAAGGTTTAGGGCTTGGCTCCCAGATCTGTCAGATTTCCGCTGTGGCTTATGGGAATAAGATAGATCATTTCATCAAAGAGCAGCTCCGGTGTAAATACTATGCCAGATATATGGATGACTGGTATATCATCCACGAATCAAAAGAAGAACTTAAAAGATATCTCGAAATCATTACCGAGAAATACAGAGAGATCGGCATTGAGCCGAACTTGAATAAGACTCACATTGTAAAGCTCTCTCACAGTTTTATATTCTTGAAGGACCGGTGGATCTTGACCGATACCGGAGCAGTAATAAGAAAGCCGTCAAAGGTCAATATTTCGAGAAACAGAAGGAAACTGAAGAAACTCCACAAAATGTACCTCGAAGGGAAGATAACCCTCGAAGAGATAAGATGCTTCACAGAATCCGTGAAAGGCTCCTATATGGGTAAGCACGGATATGCAATTCAAAACTTTGATAATCTCTACAGAGATTTATTTTTAAGGAGGTAAATATGTATCTGTACTTAAACAACCAGGGCGTAATCATTGACATTGTTGAGGATTTCAAACCGGTAAGAAAGAACAAGAACGGAATCACAGTATTCTGCAGTATGGACGATGCAGAAGGATATATCGGATCCGATGATCAGATATACGCAAAGTCAGGAGTAAATCTTATCCCTGCATACACTGACATTATCCGTGTAGTGATGACGGATGTTCCTGAAGAAGTAGTCAGGCTTGCATTCAAGTACATTGACGGTGAATTTATCCCGAATGAGGATACGATCATCCTTGACGAAAAAGCGCTCAGCGAAAGCACAGCGGAGCAGAGAGCAGACATCGACTATATCGCTATGGAAACGGGGGTAGAGTTATGAATCATTCAAAGAATTTTCAGAAGGTTAAGACATATTATGACAGAGGATTATGGAACATTGACCGTGTTCGCAACGCTGTAGGCAAGTGGATCACTCCCGAAGAGTTCACAGAGATAACCGGAGAGCCCTACGAAGAATGAGCGAGGGAGAATATCTTAATATAATTTGGGAGCAGGCCAGAACGATAGAGGAGCTTAACCATCAGGTTGAGCTCCTTTCTTTTGAGCTTTTACAGATAAAAATGGTGTTTGAAGGAGATTCAAATGAGCGAACAGACAGCGATCACGATTAGGGATGTTCTCGTAAGCCCGAATGCGATAGCGATACTCGTATTCCTGGGAGTATGCCTTATCGGGGGGCTTGTACTTATCAAGTCGGGAATGCTTCAGGTACATACCAAAGCAGTCACGGTCAGCGCAGCTGATACAGAAAGAAATATTATCCGTCAGCAGATGAATTATGTATTACTTCATCTCACAGCGCTTGAAAACAATTTGAAAAAGCCCGAAGGATATAACGAATATCTCGGGAAATATATCATCGAAAAAGTATATGACGAATATATGGACTGGATTACATTTAATCATCTGAGTAAATCCCCGGCATATATAGAAGTAAAACAGCTCCGGATCATTGATCTGATCGGTCAGTATACAGTCAAAGAAGAATTTAAGACCGATGAATTTATTGAGATGATGAAGAAAGATACAAAGCAGACCATTCTTGCTCTTATACAAATAAGAGAGATTTATAAAGATTAAGGAGGATGCAATATGAATAACAAGCTGTACGATTTCTTAAAGTGGGTAGCGATTCTTTTCCTTCCTGCACTGTCAACTCTCATCGCAGTAACCTTTCAGATCTGGAATCTTCCCTATGGATCCGAAATCTCACAGACTATTACTGCTCTCGGTGTATTCTTAGGAGCTATCCTCGGAATATCATCAATCCAGTATAAGAAAAACAATGATGATCTCGGTGGCTGATGCTCTATTGATAGCCGTCGCTCCTTTTCTTCTTGGAGCGGCAACAATAGTAGGCATGACAATAATGATGGAAGGCAATGATGATGGGAAAACAGGAAGATTTCATTAACCAGATAGCGCCATTTGTAATGCAATGGAAAAAAGCATTTGGCTTTGGAGTATGCTCGGCTATTATTGCTCAAGCTTGTCTTGAATCTGCATTCGGTCAGTCAAATAAAGCCGGGCATGGGAATTACTTTGGACTTAAGTATAAGAAGAATAGGGTAACCTGCAACAGCGGAGTATTTGAGGACAGATCCGCAGAGCAGAAACCTGACGGAACTTATATAACCATTGTGACCAACTGGTTTGAGTTCATGCCTGCAGGGGTTCCGGATATGAACACCGGTGTTCAGGGATACTTTCAGTTCATTCAGAGCGGTCCTTATAAATCAGCTCTCACACAGACAACTCCGCAGGGATATCTTCAGGCGCTGAAAGACAGCGGATATGCAACCTCTCAAAAGTATGTTGAGAACTGCATGAATCTCGTTGATCGCTATAACTTAACACAATTTGATGGAGGACAAAGTATGTATTCAAATAGCCCCTTAGTAGTTTACACAGATCTTTCTCCTGGGAACTACGGCCCGAGAACTCATGCTATCGACACGATCACGATTCATCACATGGCCGGCAACCTTTCTGTTGAAACTTGTGGAGCGTTGTTCCACAGAAAGAAAGGCAATTCAAATTACGGTATCGGCACTGATGGAAGAATCGCTCTGTATGTCGAAGAGAAGAACGGAGCATGGACCAGCTCGAATAAAGCAAATGATATGAGAGCTATCACTATCGAAGTTGCAAACGAGCTTTGTGCTCCTTATTGGACTGTATCAGCCGCAGCCATGAACTCACTTATTCTGCTCGTAACTGATATCTGTCAGAGAAACGGCATTCAGGCTCTTATATGGTCCGAAGATAAGAAAGCGAGAATAAACCATGCAAACGGATGCAACATGACACTCCATAGAGACTTCGCTGCAACCGCTTGCCCCGGAGATTTCCTTAAGGGATGCATGGCAAATATCGCAATGCTCGTAAATGCAAACCTTGCAGGCGGAGTTATTCCTACGCCTTCAACCGGATATATCATCAACGGTTATGATTACAGCTCGGTATTTGATCCTGTATATTACGCAGACAGATACGCAGATCTTAAAGCTGCATTCGGTACCGATGCGAATGCTCTCTGGAATCACTTCCAGACTTGCGGAATGAATGAGTTCCGCCAGGCATCGGATGAATTTAACCCCGAAGCGTACAAGGCAAGATACTCAGATCTGCAGCAGGCGTACGGAGATGATAATCCTATGTATTACTTCCACTATGTTGCATTTGGCAAAGCGGAAGGTCGTTCAGCTGTCTAAGCTCTGTGCTTTGACATATTCCCCCCAATATAGGCCCCTTCATTGAAAAATGGAGGGGCTTATTTTAGTGGATAAAAACAAGATGATAGAAAATTGATAGCATAAGCCCTTGAAAACCGCATGAATGCTGAAAAGAATGTCTGACTACGGATCAAAAGGTCGGGGGTTCGAATCCTCTCGCGCACGCGATACAGTAAATACCGCAAATCTCAGTATTCATCGGGGTTTGCGGTATTTCTTTTTGCTCTAAAAAGTGGGTAAAAGTAGACGAAAGTAAGCCAAAATAAATGATAGCAACGTGATAGCAAAGACCATAATGATAGCATTTTGATAGCAAAAATCAGGGGTAAAATCAGAGTTTTAGGGCGTTAGAAATAGCATCAGAGATATTTTCGTTTTCTTCCTTGATATGAGAGTAAACATCAAGGACCATCCGCTCCGAATCTCCGAGAATTTGAGCGATTTTTTTTGTAGATATAGCAGGGATCTGATAACAGAGCTCCGTGCAGAAGTTATGGCGGAAGATATGAGCGGTCAGATCCTGGATAGGTTTCTCTCCCCGGTCCTTTTTAGCATTCGGATTATATCCGAGGGCGATATTAAGAGATGTGATAATTGATTCCCACATTCTCCTATACGCCGTCTCGGTCATCAGCTCGCCTTTTTGAGTTGTGAATAGGTATTCCTTGCTTTTATTCACATAGGGCTTTATTTCTTGAATAAGAGCATCAGAAAGAGGTATCTCACGGAATCCGTTATCAGACTTCGGAGAATATTTTATTTCAGATCCGGAAGATAGGAACTGAACAACTTTTGTAATTGATACAGTCTTTTTCTTGAAATCGAAGTCGGACTTTGTAAGAGCGAGAGCTTCCCCTCTTCGCATTCCGGTATAAAAAAGAATCTTCAGAAAAGCATTTTTCTTCGGATCCAGCTTAACCATCTTTATTGCTTTCTTTTCTTCTTCCGTAAGCGGCCTTTTTTCACGTTTAGAATATTTCGGGAGGGAAATATCTTCCGTGATATCTTCAAGAGCCCCCTTCGGCAGATAATGATCCCTGATAGCTTGCTTTATAACCTGTTTGAATGTGATTTTTATGATCTGACAGGTGCGAGGCTTATCCATATTCTCATTGATGAGCGTTTGGAAGTGCCTATGAGATACATCCTGCAGTAGTACAGGCTGGAGAGATACAAAATATCTTTGTATGCATCCGGAATACATCTCCTGAGTGTTTGCAGACTTTGCTTTCTTTGATTCTTCAGCCCATTCCAGAGCATATTCATAAAAAGAGATATTCCCGGCCTTTGTGGAATCTCCGTTTTCAATAGAATTTTTGAGCGCGATAACCTTATCTTCCAGATCCTTTGATGATTTTTTGGAAGAAAGCATTATTCTATGTTTTGAGCCATCGGGATTATATGTGCCATCCCAGGCACATACAACCCATGCTTTCCGTTTTTCATTGTAAGTATATTTCGCTTTTGCCATAATATCCTCACTTTAGCAGGCGGAATCTTCCTCGATATCCTTTTTTTCATTAACCTTGAGGATCCTTCTGACCATTTCTCTATCAACAGAATCTGCTTCGTGATACGCTATTGCGATTATTATATCTTCGCTATTAAGAGCAGCGGCAGCAGGCGTATTCCCGATAGAGATAGGCATATCCTCTATGGTAGCGATAAGATCATCAACTCTCATGTTCATTGCAGATGCAATTTGATTTAATTTCGTAAGAGTGGGAACTACAGGCCTATCGCTTGATGGATATCTGCCATTTTCGAGCATAGATAGATAAGCGTTGCTGATCCCGGATATCTCCGCAAATTTTCTTAAGCTATATCCATGTTCTTCACGGTATTTCTTAATCAATTCTCCTAAACGCATATATGGCCTCCTTTCTATGCATTGTTTAATTAAATATACAATATTTTAAAAAATTAAACAAGAAATGCTTGACAAAGTGATTACGCGTGTTTAATATGTTAAGCATAAGCCACGAACACAAGAAAGGAGGATATGGCTGATGGAATATGCAGGAAAGAGAATCAGAGAAGAAAAGAAAATATCTCAGGATGAATTATCCAAACTCAGCGGAGTTTCAAGATCCATCATCTGTGGGCTTGAGACCGGAAGGACCGTTACCACGACAACCAAAACGCTCTACCGTATAGCACAGGCTCTGGGTGTCGCAATAAACGATCTTTTTTTTGACCAAAACGCTTAATATATTAAGCGGTAATGCTATCCTACGGATACCATTAGGTCTTTGTACTTGACAGTACAAAGAGTAATACAGCCTACAGACATAGAAAGGAGGACATATGGAATATCCAAAGGAAGTAATGAGAAAGACAGAACTCGAAAAGATGGGATTTCCCCAGGACTGGCTTTTATCAGTATTCAGACAGCACGGACAGAAAGTCGCATGGAAAAGTAGCCCGAAGCCTAACAGCCCTATCCTGTTCGATACAAAAGAACTCGAGAAGGTAAGAATCGCACAGTGCATAGCCGAAAGGTAAAAGTTGCACCGGTGCAACCATTGAAAGGAAGGCAAATGAAACACCAAATACCACTTATCCGAATCATTATCTTAACTATCCTTGCTGTGGCAGCAGGCGTAGGCAGCTACAAAATGCAGATGCGCTCACTGGAAACAGTATCAGAAGAGGTCTCTCAAGCGGAAATCATCCCGGAGCCTATCGAAGAAGAAATCATCATAGAAAAAACAGAATATGTTCCCAAGCCTATAACCGAGGTTCCTCTTGTCAGAACATCGCAGTTCGTGAATCTGACCTTTGAGGAAATGGATCTCCTTGAATCCATAGCTATGGCAGAGGCGCGAGGAGAAGGAACTCTTGGAATGGCTTATGTCATGCGAGTGGTTATTAACCGATCCATCAAGGACGGAAAGAACATCAAGGAAGTTATCTATGCTCCCGGACAGTTTTATACCGAGGGAATGGGGCTTGAGCCTTCCGAAGAATGTCATGAAGCCCTCGCCATGATTATGGACGGATGGGATGAATCCCAGGGAGCCATATTCTTTAACAAGTATGGATATCGAAGTGGGCGAGAAGCTCTCTTTCAATATGGACAACATTATTTTTCAAAGTAAAAGGAGGGTTTTATGAAAAAGGCTTATTTAAGTGGACCGATCACAGGAGACAAGGACTACAGAAGAAAGTTTGAAAACTGCGCCATAAGGCTCAGAGAGATCCTTGGCTACGACAACAATGCAGAGATTATTAACCCCGCCCTTATCGGAGATATCATCCCGAGTGATGCGAAGTATGACGAGATCATGGAGATCTGCTTCAAAGTCATCGAGATGTGCGATGCGGTAGTCATGCTCCCTGGATGGGAGAACTCAAGAGGAGCTAACCAGGAATATGGTTTCGCAAAGGCTTTAGGAAAGGAGATCTATTTATGGGAAGAGTTGTTTTAGATCAGATCCTCGAGCTGCTTCAAGGTCCGGACATCCTAAAGATCATGGATAAAGAAACCGGAGAAGTTCTGTTTAAGGGTTATAAGGGCATCTTAGTGCAGGATACAGATGATTTCATAACCCTTTACGGAGTAAAGCCCATCAAGGAATATCATGTTCACTGCGAAATCAGGAATAAAGAATGGGCTAAGAGGGGATTAGTAGCCCCTATGCTCCCCGAAGCGCTTCCGCAGTACAGTTTCAAAGATATGCAGGTCAACTTGATCCATGAAATAGAGATATAAAAAGGAGCCGCTGGCAGGCGGCCCCGATGAAAAGGTTGATAATTCTCTGTTTCCTTAATATAGAGAATACTACCTTTTCGACAAAAAGTCAAATTTAAAAAAATGGCTTTTGTAGCCTTTTTAATCGTTCATAAGGCTATTAAACTTACGAGATTTGAGAGGGTAATTCTTTGTATACGAAAGTTATTTATGATCTCGGCAGTGTGAAAGAGATCCAAAAATATATCCCGGGCAACTATGGAGCTCCGGGATGCCCCAGGGAGAAAAAGCGAAAGCGTACTCCCGAAGAGATTCAAAAGCAAAATCAGAGAAATAAGATCCGGAAGGTGCAGAGGCTGATCTTGAAGAATTTCACAGAAGGAGATCTT